CACGAGCATTTAAGTCTTCTTGTGATTCAATGTCAGAAACATTTACCTCACATAAGTTACAGAATTGGTTTGGTCTCAATGCGATTTCACAACATGGGTTTGTTCCCCAATCTTTATCGTTTGTAAAGTAAATACCAGGTTCACCTGCTCCTGACGCTTCAACACGTTTCCATAAATCCATGAAGAATTCTTTTGTAATCTTGTGTCTAACAAGTGCCGCTGAGTTGTTCGCTCTACCTCTTTGTGGATTTTTTTCCCACCATGAACCTGATTTACAAGAAATCATTTCGTTGTCGTCAGCACTGAATAAAGAAATAAGTGCCGCTCTACGGATACCACCAGCTAACACAGCGTCAGCAATATGACATACCATATCATGAACTTCAATTGGAGTTAGTTTTTCACCATCTTCTTTTGCATCCAACATACCTTTTAATTTGTGAATACAATCTTTTAAAGGTTGAGGACCTGGGGCTTTACCACCTGATGTTACAAGTTGAGCTCCTTTTGGTCTGATATCAGAAAAATCAAATTCAGGATTTGATAAGTTTTCACCGAAATAAGATTTCATTAACACCTTAATTGCGTCCGCCCATCCTTCAATAGAATCACCAATCAAGAATCTTCTTGTTCTATTTGATTTTGGTTTTCTAATCTCAGGTAATTTTTCAACGTGATGTTTTTGAACTGAATATCCAACACCCGTACCACCTAACAATAGGAACATTGACTCCGAAAATGCATCCAAGTGGTCAATAGGTAAGTAAGCACAGTTGTAGATTCTGTTTGGAGAAATCTCAATTGGTTTACCACCAAACTGCATTGACCTCATTGAAGGTAATACCTTTTTATCATATACCATTTTGTATACGTCTTTAATCTCGTCTTTTAGAGATGGGTATTTTTTAATATGCATGTTCATATTACGGGTTACCAATTCCTCCCATGTTTCACGTCTGTTTAGTTCTGGTACGAATTTAGCGTACTTCATGTAAACTGTTAAGTCTGACAATATCTTTTGTGATGCGTCCATAATTCTTCTTTGTTTATTTTAATTTGTATTATTGTTTTGTTCTCTTTGTTTTCTTTTCTCTAAAAGTTCCTTAACTCGGTCACGTTTTCTTTCTTCTTGTTGTTCTTCAAACCCTAAGAATGTTACCGAACTTTCGGTATCAATCTCAAGTAGTTCATTGTTGAACTTACAGTTTTCAAAAACTACACCATCTTTACCGATACGTGACTTTGTAATTGCTATTGTAGCCAAATTCATTTCTTTTTGTTGTAATGTTTTTGCTACCGATATGATAACGTGACCAACTTGAGCCTTCTTAATAGAACCACCCATTTGGTCTGTAGTCACAACCTCAGAAGAGATTGATGACCTGTTACCTTGTGTTGCTGTCCAACCTACCAATGATAACTCATGACACATCGCTTCAAATCCTCTCATAACCGAACCCTCGGCTTTCCACTCATCTTTACTTGAACTCTCAGGAACCACACAATCAATATAGTCCAAAAGAACTAAATCAACTTTTGTTCCATCCGCAATCATTTTTCTGATTTGATTTTTGATTTGATTCATAGTCATAGAATCTGAAGGGAGTTTTTTTAAGATTAACTCGTTCTTCATTGTCTCTTTAATCTCAGTGATTTTACCCATTACGGTTTCTTTATGTAGAACCAAATTATCAGGTTCAATACCAGTCCATAGGGTAAAGTGTTTACGTTGAACAATCTTTGGATTGTCTTCAAAAAAGATTTGAAGAACATTATATCCAAGATTAAAGGCAGTGTTTGCAATCTTGGTGAGGATGGTAGTTTTACCAACCCCTGTAGGAGCTAATATAACACCTATCTCACCCTTTGCAAGACCACCCTTAAGTAATCTGTCAATTCCTGGTATTCCGATTGGAATTGGGTGTCTAAAATCCTCGTCTAATACTGTTTCAAGGTTAGAGAAAATATCGGTTGTACCCGTATCTTTTTCTCCAACTTGTAACGCTTCACGAACCAAACTTTCAACTTTGTCATAAGATTCAAAGTCCCCCTCAGTAATAATCTTTTGAGCTTTGTCCATCGCCTTCTGAAGTTCTTGTTGTTTACAAAACTTCAAAGCCTTTTCTTGAACAAATTGGGTACCCTCAAATGGCGCGTCTTTGATTTGTTTAATGGTATCAAGAACGATTTTAGCAACCAATTCTTGTGAGATTTCAGATTTAACGATTTGCTCAAGAGTGTCAAAGTTAGGGGTAGACTGATACTTTGCATGATACTCCTTTGTCATCTGTAGGATGATTTTAAAGTACTTGTTGTCAAAATAAACACTTTCAATCACATCCATAATTGATGTTGAAAATTCTTTATCTACAATAAGTTGGTTTAAAAGTTGTATCTGGAAAGTGTTCCCTAAGTATTCAAAATTCTTGTTCATATATCGTTTTTCTATCCCCCTGTTTTATTAAATATTTACTTGTTTAGGTCAACGCCCAAATATTCAAAACTTAATTTTGGGGCTGAAAAAATGTCAGTCAATTCACGGAGAACGTCTTTTAAAAATGGTCGTACGTCAACCGTATAACGAACTTTTGGCGGGAATAATTTTCCGTCAAAATATCTATGACAAATTGTCTGTTCTCCAATTCTAACATAAAGATTGAATTGTTCGCTACCTTCAGTAAATGAAGTGTCCATAATTGCAGGGTCATTAACAATTGCATCTTTGTTATCAATCATATAGATAACCGTCTTCATCTTTAAATGATACTGAAGTTCCTCCTTCAGTTGTCTCATAAAGTAATACAATTCCAATGAGTTTTTTGCCTCAGGATTGAACCCTCTAACGTTAAAGAATCTCTGAACTACGATGTTGTCATTCAACGTCAATAAGAATTCCATTTTGGTGCTGTCTTGCTCTTTCATAATTTAATTTTTGTTTGTTATATTTCTTTTTTCTTTTCTTGTTAATTTCATAAATGGTTTGAGGAAGTTGACCCAAGCTTCGTCATTCTTGGGTAGATATTTAAAAAGACCGTCTTCCATCATCATTCTCATTAAGTTTTTATATCCCCTATCTGTAGGGTCTATACTGTCTGTCAATATCTGTTCAACCAATTCTTTTCCGTCATCTGTTATCAAAGGATTACCAAGGTCTACAATAGTTTTATTCGTAAGGTAAAACTGTTCTCCAAATATAGTTGATTTTGTCTTGCCTTCCAAAAGATTAACCAATGTTTTTATGGGTTTCTTTTGCGGGATATTTCGTGCACAATCCAAGATTTCTTCTATAGTGCATGGTTTCTCCTGAACCTGAGGGAAATATTTAATTAATGTTTTTTCCCCAAGACCTTCAATTCCACTGATGTTATCGGATTTGTCTCCTGTAAAGATTTTAGTTAACAATACATTATAGTGGGGGATATCAACCTTGTTGATTGTTATCATATCCCCATTTTTAAAATATTGTTTTGATATTGGTGAATAGATTGTAACTCTTTCTGAAATAAGTTGAGTGAGGTCTTTATCCGCAGAGAAAATAATAATATTCTCATCTTTAGATATCTTACAATAATAAGCAATAAGGTCATCCGCCTCATTACTAACCATCTCAACCTGACGAACAAAAATTTCTTCCAAGTATTGTTTAACACGAGACTTTTGGTACAAATACGATTCGTACTTATACTCATTCATGTCTTGTCGTCTGTTTGCTTTGTATTGTGGGTATATAGATTTTCTGATAGATGAGTTTGAGTCCCCATCCCAAAACACAACAACTTTATCATGGTTGTGTTCTTCAAGGAATTTGCGGAGTATGTTCACAAAGTGAAATACTCCACCCACATGAGCACCGTCGTTATACACGTCTTTTGCTCCGTGGAATCCTATCTTAAATAAATTATCTCCGTCTACTAATAATGTTTTAATCACTTTTGTGATTTAAATGGTGGAACAATATACTAATCCTCTTTCTCTTCTTTTAAATCAAAATCTAAAGATGTGACCCCAAGAATGTCTTTCCAATAGTCAGCATGTTCTTTTTTGTATGATTCAATTGACACTTTCTCTTCCGCAGCTTCTTTTCCTGCTAAGAACCCGTGTGGTGTTACAATAATCTTTCCGTCTTCATAACCCAATCCATTGATGTGGTTTTTCATAACAGAAACTTTTGTTCTAATTGCAAACTTAACACTTCTCTTGTCTTTGGTCGCAGTAATCTTGTTTGTTCCCGCACCTTTTTGGTTACCAAATAAGAACACCAATGATGAGTTTAACCAAATGGCTTCACCACCTTTTGCTTTAATCTTTGGTTGACCGAATGGATTGTCAGGTAATTCAACCCAAGGTTGGTTAACAATAACCAATGTGTTTTCGTATTTTGAATCAGATTTACGAGAACCTGAAATACGTTGGTTAATACCCATACCAATTTTGTCTGCAAGTGTTGATGCGTTGTGTTGTTTACCACCTTTACCTTCAAAGGTCATCTTACAAGGAACTGAACCAACAGAATCCCATAAGAACAATAAACTATAATCTAACTCACCTTTTTCTTGTGCATCCAACAAACTATTAATGTAGTCAGTGATTTGCTCAATGTAGTTGAAATTGTTATTGAAGATGTAAAAACCATCCCAATCTAATTCACCTGTTGCTTCATCAACAACCTCTTCACAATCAAAACCCATAAGTTTTGCGTGTTCAAAAGACCATTTTTGTTCTGTAATAATGAATACTGGTAGAATACCTTTCTTCTGAGCATCAACGGCAGTTTTAACCAACGCTGTAGTTTTTCCTGTATCTGAGTGACCTAATAACATATTTAAATGTCCGATTGCGGGACCAGGTAATCCAACCGCATCTAAGAAATCTTGTCCTAAGTCAAAAAATCTTTGGGGTTTGTATTTTGCAGAAGTTGAGAATTTCTTCTTAACTGAACTGAAATCGTTTTTCTTTATTGCCATAATGTTATAAATTAATCATGCATGGTACCATACAAGATACCATACATGATGTGTTTTGTTTTATTAGAAAGGTAAGTCTCCGTCAACCTCGTCATTTGCTTGAGGGTCAACGATAGGTGCTTTTGTTTCAGATTTTTTAGAACCACCCATAGATGTTGTAGATTCGGTATCGTTTAGATAAACATACCCACCTTTATCACTATCCCATTTTGGAGTTTCTCCACGAGCAATTGCTTCAAGATAGTCAACAGGTTTTTTAGAATATACATCCAACCAAGTCAACTCGTCATTAATCCAAGAATCTCCTTGAACTTTTTCTTCGTGTATTGCTGTTGGGTCATCATACATAATTGTAGATACACTTGTGTATTCTTTACCTGCAGGTGTTTTAGATTTTGTTAATTCAATGATAAGGTCACGTCCTTTTTCAGGGTCAGTGATATCACCTTTGTTTCTCCAAATTGGAATGATTTTATCCAAGATACCATCGTTTTTGTAATTGTGTTTAAATCTCCAAAACTTTGGACCGTCTTCCTCGTGGTCTCTGTCAATTACTTTTACGATATAGAATTTACGAGACTTATATTGTTTCGCCAATTCTTTATCAGATTCTTTACCTGTTGACATCAATTCTTCATAAACCTCATTTAAAGGAGAACGCTCATTGTCATTCTTTCCTGGGTCATAAAATTTTTGCCATTGTCCACCTACTTGGATTTCGTGATACCAAGCTTCTTTAAATGGTGAAGAACCATCTGGTGTAGGTAGGATACGTACTCTACGTTGTCCTGATTTCTCTTTGTCTCCTAAGATTAAAGCGAAATACTTTTTCATTCTTTCGTCTTGCGACATTTTGCTTTGGGCCCCGCCCCCTTGTTGTGCTTTTTCGTACTGTGCCAATACGGCGTCTAATGAACTCATCATGTTTTTCTATTTTTAAATTGTTAAGTTATGTCACAAATATAGTCTAGTTTTCTGGTTTTGTCAAATAAAAAAGCCACCTTTTGGGTGGCTTTCATTAGTAATTAAATTAATATTATTTGTATTGATATTCGTCTTTAAATCCGTTTCCTTGGAAAGAACCTTTAATGTCATTAACATTAATGTCCGTTACATCTTCAGGAGTTAAAACATAATCATTTTTTCCCGTTTTTTCCATCTCTTCTTGTTTGTCGTCAAAAAATTGTGAAAGTTTTTGATTGAATGGGTATGAATCATAACTTCTTAACTCTAATTTTTCTTGAGGTGTCTTTTCTCTGTACTTCTCAATTTTGTTTTCAAGAGCATTAAGTTTATTCATAATTGCATCCATCTCGCCTAATCTTGATTCTAATTTAGTTAACTGACCAAATAAGTTTTCAAAATAATCATCTTGTTTAGATTGAATATCTTTTTGTGCCGTAACTAATTCTGTGATGTCTAATTCTTCTGAATCAGATGATTCATCTTTCTTTTCATCAGATTTACCTTCATCATCAATTTTTTCAACATCGGGGTCATTTTCAACGTCAATTGGGTCCGCCCCACCTGGCGCCGCTGGTGGTGGAGGAGGTGTTGCCGCAGCGTCTGCTGGCGGTGGTGGAGGAGTTGCTCCCGCTTCAGGCGCTAACGCCCCTAAATCTGGTGCCACTTCTGCATCTTGCTCCATGATATAGTTATTGATACTTTTGTATCTGTTAATTTCACTTAATATTTTTTTATCTAAACTCATAGTATTAACCGTTTAATAATTGTT